ATGACCGCTCGACTACTGGTCGCACAACGTAACGGCGTAATTAAAAACACGGGCGAGATTACGTTTGCTGAGCGTGGCGGCGAACACGACCACGCGCAACGCCTAACCATATGGCAATCGTTATGACAGGGTTCAACCTTGACAACTACGTTGACGTACCTACACGTCTAGGCATGGCACTAAAAAAATATCCTGACCTACGCATACAAGAAACACACCGCGAAATCATAGAGATGCCTGACAAGTCATGCTTTATACGTTGCACCGTGACCGTGTGGCGAGATCAAGCCGACCCGATACCAGCGGTCGCGTCAGCGTGCGAGATATATCCGGGTCGTACGCCGTACACAAAGATGAGCGAGAACGAAGTTGGGTTTACGAGCGCGCTGGGTCGAGCGCTCGGCTACATGGGCTTTGGTATAAACAAGAGCATTGCAAGCCGTAACGAGGTTGAGGCAGCGCAATCAAGGCAACCTACAGGCCGTCTAGCGCCAGTTGTACCTATGCACGACGTTGAGATGCCATTTCCTGACGCACCCGTGCAAGAGTATGCAACGCCTAAGCAGTTGGGCATGATGCGTGCGCTGGCTAACGGGCAGAACATTGCTCAAGACAAACTTAAAGAGTATTGCAGCAACGTGCTTGGCCGTCAGATAAACACGACAGGCGATCTAACCAAACGTGATGTTAGTCGAGTGATTGACGCGCTAAAACTAGGTGAGCCACAATGACAAGACGAAACACGGTTTGGGTTTCAACTTGTGCAACGTGTAGCGCAACAATTAAACAAGTTGGTTCAAGTAGGCCGCGCAAATATTGCAATTCACGTTGTCAAGGTAAACACCCAGCGCGATTAAAACAAATGCGTGATAAAGCAAGATTAAAACATAAATCTAATGGCAAAATACGCGTATTGCGGCGCGAGACAAATAAACAAATATTGGTTGCAGAAAAGTTGTTACGCGGCGAGTGTGCTTTGCACCCGTTCTACAATAACGGCGAACACAAATATGTCGTACCGGGTTTTGAATATTTGTTTGACATGGATCATTTGGATCGTCACGATAAACATAAAACGATTGCAAAAATGGTAGGCGATCCTGAAAAACGTTTTCGTGATGAGATTGCTAAATGTCAAATGGTTTGCGTCGAGTGTCATCGCCGAAAAACCGTTGAAAGCCGTGATTGGGTGCAAATTGTCAAAGTGCTTGAGCCACAAATGAAAACGGTTTACGATCAGCCAACGTTGTTTGATTTATGAGCGACGTAAAACTACTTACCCAGTTAATGCAGGCGTTAAGCATGGTGCTGGCCATGCCTGATTTCTTAGGCAAAGATGATGTAGAACAGCATTTGCGTTGGGCAGCCAAACAGTATGCCAATCGCATTTACTTACAAAGTTTGACAGACAACTAAATAACGGGCATGGCCTACACCCTTTGCAAGGTGAAAGGTATAAAACACGGTGACGTGGGTCGGTGACGCGCGTGGTAACACGTGGTCAGGCAAATGCGTTAAAGAGTTAGGGTGTCGAGTGAAGGCAGACGACGGGGGGCTTAGCGCACTAGGTCTTACACACAACATAGATTGACATACCACAAACAAACCACAAACATAAAGTTGACAACATGACCAATCACAACCGACCGAGAGCAAGCGCGATAGCGCGCGCTAGCAACTAATGCCAACACGCAGACGCACACACAACCAAGAACAACTTGGCCACTACACACAACGCAACCGCGCACGCTCAACAGCCGAATTCAAACGCAACAGACGCGCACTACTAACCGGCAACCCAACCTGCCATTGGTGCGGCATACGCGAAGCAACCACAGCAGACCACCTAATAGAAATAGATCGCTGGCCAGCAAACACACACGGCATTAACGCATTAGAAAATTTAGTTGCAGCATGCAAACCATGCAACAGTTCACGCGGCGCTCGATACGGAAACCTAAAACGCAAAGGCATATACGAACGACCACCACAAATAGCAAATGCATTAAATACATCGCAACGTATTTTTATACAGAACACAGACGACCCCGACTCGTCCATAGCCTTATTTCATAAGGGTTTGGCAGGATTGGCGGGAACTGGCGCTGACCAGCCGATGCATAAACATACAGCGCCATACAAGCCAAGATTGGAAACGAGCGTTGATCGGCGAGGGGTATTTCTTGTTGACGGTGTGGTTGATTGGGCGCGCGAATATTTGAATTGCGAACTTATGGAGTGGCAAAAGTATTGTGCCGGTGGGGTTTTGGCGCATGATGAGCACGGCGATCTGTTGCACAGGCAGGCGTTGGTGTCGGTTGCTCGACAAAACGGCAAGTCTAAATTGCTAGAAAGCCTTGTGGGTTTTTGGTGTACCGAAATGCCAAAATTGCGGGGCGAGCCACAAACGATCATTACAACTGCCCACAAACTTGACTTGGCAATCGAATTGTTCCACAAAATTGCCCCAATTCTTGAACAACATTTTGGCGCTATTTTGACTTGGGCGGTTGGCCGTAACGAAGCCAATTTGCCTGACGGTACGCGCTGGCTAGTACGCGCCGCTACCCCTACATCGTTTCACGGGTTAACAGCCGACTTAGTGTGCATAGACGAGCTCTGGGCAATATCACCAGAATCCGTGAGCATAGGACTCTTGCCGACTATGCGTACTCGACGTAGCCCCATGCTATTTATGACCAGCACAAGTGGCGACGAGTCGAGCAAAGAAATGTTGCGTTGGCGTGAGCAGGGTTTGCGATCTATTGACGATCACAAAATGTCGTCGCTATATTTTGCCGAATATTCACCTGCTGCAACTACTGACCCAATGACCGTTGACGCTTGGCTGCAAGCCAACCCAGCGATCGGCCACACGTTGACTGTTGACGTGTTACAAGCCGAAGCCGAGCAACCTAACCGCAACGCATTTTTGCGTTCGTCAGTAAATTTGTGGACTGCCAGCGCTCACGGCTGGCTACAGCCGGGTGTTTGGGCAAGTCTTAAAACCGATCTGCCTATGCCTAAAGGCGGCGTGTTGGCTATTGAGCAATCGCAAGACGAGAGCAGGTTTGTTGGGGTTCGAGCAGCGCTTAACGGCGACGGCAACATACAGGTTTGTCAACAGTTTGTGACCGACACTTTGTCGGAATGCTGGCAGGCCGTTGACGACGTTTGTAAAGACACAACTACTCGACTACTGATAACGCCAGCGTTTGAAATGTCTATGCCAAGCAAGTTTGCTCATCGTTCACAAATGGTTGGCAACCGTGAGTTGACGCGTTGGACACAAGTTTGTCGCACGGCAATAATAGAAAAACGGGTTAGGCATGACGGGTCAACATTGTTGGCGCAACATTGCGAACGCGCCGTAGCGGTCAAAAATCAGGGTGCATTATCTTTGTCGTCAATCCGATCACCCGGCCCAATCGAATTAGCGCGCTGCCTAGTGTTTGCCGTTAGCACAATTAACAAGCCAGCGGTCATCGGTAAACCTATGATCGTTGTGGCTAGTGGCTAGTATGCAAAACGGGTGGCCGTCGTTTACTTATGCTTTCTCGGTTACGTTCGCGGCGGTCACCTATCAACACAGGCAACCGATACGCGTGGCATACTTAGCCAATGGCAATCTTTAACAGGTCAATAAAAAAGGCGGCTATTTCACCGCAACCAACTAAAGCGGCCGCAGCGGGTGGCACGTTTTACCAAAACAACAACGCTGGCGCACAACTTGTCGGTCAATATTATTCGTACGTTGAAGGCACGGCACGCAATCGTGCAATGAGTGTGCCGACGATTAGTCGAGCGCGCGATCTTATGGCCAGCGTTATTGGTTGCATGAATTTAAAGATGTATACCGAAATGTGGAATGGTCAAGAAATGGAAAAGATGCCGTTAGCGCCGCGCACTTGGTTGCGACGTATAGACCCAACTTTGCCAAATAATTTTATTATGTCATGGACATTTGACGATCTTTTCTTTTTTGGTCGCGCGTTTTGGTACATCACGTCACGCACCGCTGACGGCTACCCAG